TTTTATTTAATCGTTTTGCATATTCAAATAATTTCTATATTTGCAAAAGATAGTGAGGGCTATCAAAATAAGACTGGATATTCCTTTTCGATATATCTGCCCTTAAATAGACCCCTCACTATTTAGGGGCTTTTTTATTGTCCCTAACAGGCTGATGAACCGACCAGTTCAGCCGTGAGCATAGGCGAGGAATCGCAATCAAAAGCAGTCGTTAAAGAACTTATAAACTTTGGTATGCGTAGGTGCAATGCAAACGAGGGGGGCAACACCGACCAAGTGCAAGGGGCTAATAGCTCAAGTATACCGAAGGGATTTGTTGAAAATAGTTAACGTGAAAGAAAAGGGGAGACGAACGGTTAACAGCCTGATATATCGAAAACAGGAACACGGGCAATAAATCTTTTAAGTACGATTAAATTCGTTTAACTGCCTTGCACGGGAGAACCCCCTCGCTATGCTTTGTAATTAAAATAAACTTTCGTAAATTTACAGCGCTCAAATGACAAATTATTTTTAGGCGTGAATGTTTGCCGCCTTTTTAAGTGCAAGCACCAACTCTAAAACCTAAAAACAAAATGTCAATTTCTCGCATTTTATCCGAATGCCCGAACGTGCAAATGAGCCTTTCGGAGCTTTTCATCGAAGTAGGTCAGCGCGAACAGCTACCTTTTCTCGAGTTTCTTAATTCACCTGAAAACGTAAAATTAATTCGTCAAGAGGTTGCGCCCGGTCGCGGTAAGCTAAAGACGGTTGAGGCGCGTTGGATTCAGCGCCTACCTGAGACTGAAGTCGAAGAGGGTGGCGACATTCTTACGTGTACCTCGTCAAACACTTACGGCGATTCGACCACTACCTACACGCTTGAAACAACCGACACGTACATCGCTTCACAGTTGATTAACGCCGCCGACATTGCCCGCCATTGTCAAGAAAACAGCCGTTACGTATTGGAGAGCGTTATGCGTTTAATGGATGTTATCGACCGTAAGGTAGCAAGCGCCGCCGCAACGCAAGCCGTTTCGTCAATCGGCGCGTGGGGTACTGAAGTTTCAGGATATTACACCGTATCGGGCGACTGTTTACGAATTGCAACCCGTCAAACAGGTGGGCAAGCATTGAACGAATTTGCTTTGGCTGACATACTGCAAGCTACACGCATGGCTAACTACCCAGGCGCGCCTGTGGTATTTGGTGGTGCTGAAATGCAGCGTTACGCTAACGCGGTGCAAGCTGGTTGCTGCACTCAATTCGGTATCGACTTGTTGGCTATCAGTCAGCAAAACGGTTTCGGCTTTGCTTACGATGCACGTTTGGCAGCGGCTCAAGGTTCACAGCTTAAGAACTTAGCTACGACTGCGGGCGCTATGCAATGGCTATCGTTTAACATGGCAGAATGGAACGCGGGTATTACACCAGTAGCGGGTAGCAATTATTCTAAAACTATTGCTTTCACCCCTGCGGGCTTGCCTGTTGACCTAACCATGAAGGACGATTGCGGTAACTTATCCATCGTTTTAACGCATACTGGTAAACTCGTAACATTGCCAACCGATATTTACGAGGCTGGCGATAAATACGCAGGCGTTAACTACGTTAACTGCATTGAAATCGTAAACCCATAGCAGCGTCGGTAAGTTTATTATCGCAAGCCGATGAGGACTTATTGACGCAAACTGGTTTAGATAATTTAGTAACCGAATAGGAGGGGTTTTATAACCCCTCTTTTTTTTATCTTTGTACCTATGTGCTACGAATCACTTTTAGGCTTACGCGATTGCAACCTCGCAGAACCTACGACGGGCTTATATATCGACGAACTCGGTATAAACAACACCTTTTTAGGGCAATTGATAACCGACCAGTATAACAACGGGGTTGAGTTGTTCGAAGATAAACGGGCTTTCGCTTGGAAAAAATTAAGCAGCGACGTATTAACGCGCCTTAGTCCAATGATGAAAGCCGACACGATTATTGAATCTAAACGGGTGGGGCAAGTTGTAACCGATTACAGCAACATTCAAACGGCTTTAGGCGCGGGTAATTACGGCGGCATACGTGTAAAGATAAGCCCGAACACCTTAAGCTATTTAAACCTATTTATAAGCGATTTAACGCTCGCAATTGATTCGAGTAATACGAACGTACCGATTTTAGTTTTCGACATGACCACGCTTCAGCTAATTGATACAATCACGTATTCGGCGGGCGGCATCGAGTATTATATCGGTAAAGAGTTCGCAGCAAAGCGCCGCAAATTAGATTTAGCCTTTGTTTATGAATCCACAATGAACACCGTTAAATTCATACCGAAAAAAGGAAGTTGCTACGATTGCGGCGGTTCGGTACGCGAGGCGCATATTTGCCCATTCGTGGATGCGATAGGTATTAACCTAACAACCGACGGCGTAAGCGTGTTAAGTAGTTCGAATAATAAGTATACAACGGGCATGAGTTTGAATTACTCTGTTAGCTGCGACCGTCGAGGTTGGCTATGTTCAATCGGTAATCAAATGAGCTTAGCGTTAGCATACGCCACCGCCGTAGAAATATACAACTACGCGTTAACGGTAAGCCCTAACCAACGGGCGAACACCTCGGTAATCGTAAACAAGGGCGCAAAGGATTTAGGAGGTATAACAAACGCCCGCGATATAGCAGCCGAACAATACAATACAGAATTAACGGCGATGCTTCAAAATATGCGATTGCCCGACGATAACCATTGCTTCGATTGCCGTAAGAATATCAAATACGTAACGGCGTTACCATGAGTCCACAGGAAGTCGATAAAAGGCTTAATGCGCTTTATGATGGTTGGCTTTCAAACTTTGACCCCCTTTATGAAGCGCTTGATGAATTAAGGCGGCTAATGCGTATTCGGATTTTCGATTCAACTGGCAAACACCAAAACACGGCGGGGCAAACGATACCACTACCTGCAAGGCGAGGGGGCGATTATACTACGCCTTATTCACCGGGCTACACACCTAAAAAAAAGATACGCAAAAACCCTTTAGAGCTAACTGGCTTTTTAGCGCGTAACTTTTCAAACGAACCAATACTCCAACAAGGGTTAACAGCCGCGTTAATGTTAGAAGACCGCGAATATTTAAAGGCGCAAGGATTACAATTCGGCAAAGCGGTTAACCCCGTTTATGTATCCTTTGGTGGTTATGGTGTTATATTTCAACCAACCGAAGAAGAAGAAAAAGAATTTTTGCGCTTACATACCGAACTAATAATTGCAGAAATCAATAAACAACTGGGAGCATGATTTTAAAAAGCATTATAGACCGTTTAAACCAACGAATTGAGGTTAGTAATATATTCGACCGCATATATGGTTTATGTGAGCTTACAGGCGATAAGGGTTGGATTTACTACATAGGCGACGGGCAAGCGATACCCGTAACGGATTACGATTCAAAACAAGGTACTTTATTTTGGGCGAAGCGCGGTAAAGTAAACATATCGAAAATTGATAGCCTACGGGTTAGCGGATGCAAGCAAATGTATTCGACGAAATTTAACCTTTCGGCTTACGCGATAGTTCGCAAATCGCACTTACCATGCGACGGCGAGGATGCGGGCGATTGGGTAGCGTCGAGGGTTTATAAGTTAGTAAGCGGGCGCGATTATGGTTTTAAAGACGTAATTGACGTAGTAAGCTACGAAGTAATCCCGAACGGCTACACGGTGGGCGATAAATCGTTACCGCCGAATTTCGAGTTCGCCACGGTTGTAATTGATTTAGAAGTTGAGATTGTTAGCGGCTCAGAGGATACGTGTTACGATATTTGCAACACGGGCGATATACCATTACCGCCCGACTTTTTACCATGCACGCCATGTTTAACCGAGGTTGCGGTTGACGGCGTTACGATAATCGGCAACGGTACACCGAGCGACCCGTTGGTAGCCGTAGGCGGTGGGGGTGGTGGCGGTACGTTGTTAGCGCTACCTTTCACAACCGACCATCTAAGCTCTACGGGCAATCAGTATTTAATCGGTAACGTCGTTTGGTATAATGGTAACGTATATCGATGTATCGCTAATAACGATTCAATACTACCAACAAACGCGACTTATTGGACTAACCTCGGAGCAGGCTTTCCGCTTGTAGAACAGCCATCCGATTGGAACGCAACGAGCGGCAATAATCAAATATTAAATAAGCCAACAATACCAGCCGCTCAAGTCAATAGCGATTGGAACGCCATAAGCGGCGTTGCTGAAATCCTAAACAAACCTACTATACCCGTTTTACCCGCCACTATTGTTGAAGATGTAACAGCAACCGCGCCGTTAAGTTCTACGGGCGGCACTACGCCCGACATAAGCATAACGCAAGCGAGCGCAAGTACCGACGGCTATTTAAGTTCGACCGACTTTAATACATTCGACGGTAAACAAGATGCGTTAACAGCGGGTACGGGTATCGACCTAACGGGTAACATCGTAACAAACACCGCACCCGACCAAATCGTAAGCATCACAGGCGGCACGGATATAACAGTAAGCGGTACATATCCGAGCTTCACGATTGACAGCACCGCAGCGACAGGTATGCAAGGCGGTCAGGCAACTGGAACCGATACCTATGCCGTAAGCATTCCGGGCGTTACGGGTTACAACCTCAACGATGCATACGCGATAGGATTCACCAACGCGAATACGGGCGCATCAACTCTGAATATTAACGGGCTTGGCGCGGTTAACATCGCCAAGAATAACACCGTGCCAATCATAGGCGGCGACATTGCAGCAAACCAGCAATTCGTTGCAATATATGACGGCACAAACTTTCAAATTTTGGGCGTTGCACCGAATCAAATGTTCGCCTACATCACAAATGCGGACAGCGTAACGATTAACAGAGGGCAGCCCGTGTATGCCTTTGGCGCAACTGGTGACCGCATGACGGTGAAGCTCGCGAATAACACATCTGAGGCAACAAGCTCCAAAACGGTGGGGCTTGTGTTCAGCAGTTCGATTGGGCCAAATCAAAAGGGCTACATAATCACTCAGGGCGTGGTCGATGGCATCAATACTGGGATGTTTACCGCAGGCGATACGCTTTATGTAGGCAATACCGCAGGCTCACTCACCAACACGCTGCCATTAGCGCCAAATCACTTGACACGCATCGGGATTGTTGAGCGTGCGAATGCTGGCAATGGTCAGATATATGTTTTCGTACAGAACGGATTTCAGCTCGATGAACTGAGCGATGTGGATATAAATACAGTTACGCCCGTTAACAATGACCTTTTAGTCTATACCACAGGAGTCAGCAACCTTTGGAAGAATCGAAGTTTAGGCAATGTACTTGGCGGCACGACCTCGCAGTATGTTCGCGGCGATGGCTCACTTGCAACGCTGCCGAGCGCGACATCAACGCCGTACATCGAGGGTGAGTTGATTGGTAATGCCATAAGCCAAAATTCGAACTGCTTAGATATATTAGTTGAGCCATCAATCAATAGGCTTTACGTGCCTTTCTTTGGCGGTAACGTAACATACATATTTAACACCAGCACAAACGCACTGGTCGCAACGCTAAGCACAAGCGGTGTGAATGGCGTATTCTACATTGCATCAGTTAATCAGTTATGGGTGACGTATTTAGCCAATGGCAACATAAGCCGATTCAATGCCTCAACTGGCGCAAGTGCAGGGGCTGATATAACTGGCAGCGGTAATCGTGGGCAGCATTACATTGAGTACAGCGCAACAAAGGTATTTATCGCCAATTCGGGCAGTAACAATATAACGGTAGTTAATCCATCAACTGGCACGGTGACTGCCACCATTGCAGCAGGCTCAACCTTCCCTCGCTCGATGGTGCTTAATAGCAACCCATCAAGTGCGCAAAATGACAGGATAGCAGTAGTTTGTCCTAATGGCAACACAATGCTATTGATTAACCCAAACACAAACGCAATAACGATAGCCGCTGTGAATGTCGGCTCACAAATGAGTACGCCGAATAGTATTGTTTATGATGCCACATCAGATAGGTATATCATCGGCAATGTAGGTAACAATAGGCTGTTGTACATTACACCAACAACGGCAACGACATTCACATACGATACTTACACCGATGCTTACAGACCGTATGAGTTGGCTTATAACAGCTCAACTCGATATGTTTACATAACGCAGCCAACCCCTGCCAACTCGGTATTCAATCCGACATCTTTGGCTCTCGTGGATGCTGCCACCAAGCAGATGTTTAAGCAGATTGTAACCAGTTCATTCGATGCCACAAATATCGGTTTATCAGTTATTACGATTGACACTACTAACGGCTATATTTACTTGGTGTCCTATGGGGCATCCGCACGAATAATAAAAATAAAAATATGACAACTGTTTGGATTGATTTAGATGGCTCATTGCGTGGCACACCCGATACGATTATATCTGTGCATTACGATAGCATACTGCCACCCGATGGGGTGAATGTATTCGAAGCTCCTATTGATTTTGATTTTACGGCATACCAGTACAAGCCAAAAACAAGCGGCGTATTTGACCCCGATGGGTTTATTAAAATTGCTTAACTTTGTAAAAAACTAAAACTATGGCAGGCGTAAAAGTAACCGACCTAACATCGACCAGCACGGCGGATGCTGCGGATATAATGTACATCGTTGATACAAGCTCGAACACATCGAAGCAAATCGAGGTGCAGAATATCTATTCAGGGATGCCGCAATTTGAAAGCGGCACGTTTACGCCAGTAGTATCGAATGAGACTTACAGCGAGGTCGTAACGCCTTACACAAGCTTTTATACAAAGGTTGGCAATGTTGTTAATGTATCAATCCGCTTAGATGTTCAGCTCGATGCAGCCCAAACAGATGCGGCATTTGAATTAAGCCTTCCCGTTGCTACTACCTTTTCAGGACCAAGGCAAGTGAATGGTTCAATCACGTTCGATACAAATATTAGCAACGTAACTGCTTTGGGGTTAAACTCAATTCCATCGGGCAGCACAATTCAAATCAATATTACATCTAACACAGCTGGCGATTTGTTTTCGTATGTGTTTGTGACTGCACAATATTTAGTAATCTAATGCGCTCCACCTCGCTTCTCGGTCTGAATCTGATTAAGAAGTGGGAGGGCTTACGCCTGAGCGCCTACCTATGCGCCGCCGGTGTGCCGACAATCGGCTACGGCTCGACCCGATACCCGAACGGCAAAAAAGTTTTACTCGGCGAAAAGCTAACAGGCGAAAAGGAAGCAACGCAATTGCTGCTCGCCACGCTTTCGCCCTATGAGGATGCAGTCAATAAGCACCTACCCAACTTGAATCAGTGCCAGTTCGATGCACTTGTGGCGTTTAGCTATAACGTGGGGACTGGCGCGTTGGTAAAGTCCACGCTGATGCGAAAAGCAAAAGCCAACGCAGCCGACCCGAGCATCTTGGATGAGTTCCTTCGCTGGAATAAGGCAGGGGGCAAAGTCCTCACAGGGCTTAGCAATCGCCGCCGCGAAGAGGCTAACCTCTATTTCTCATTGTGTAACTTTTAGCCCTACGTTGCCCAAACGTGGGTAAGGTTTTGGCGTATATTCACATATGCCAAAAAGAACTACCAAACCAAGGCGAATACTCGATGTGATTGTGAAGCACTGGCGCAGCACCATCGGTTCGCTGATGATATTGGTATCAATCTTTTTGCTAATCTTCAAAGTGATTACAGCCGAGACATTAACAGCCATTATTGCAGCACTAATAGCCGCAGGATATATACCCAAAGCCAAGAGCGATGCAGCAGATTCGTAGAGACACCGTGAAAATTGCGAGGCATAACAAGATAAACCTCGACACAATGAGCTGGGAGGCGGCTCATGCAGATACCTCATTTGCGCAAACCAACCGCGAGAGCTTTCAGGCTGTCATTGCCACACCGCCAAAGCCGAAAGAGCTCACAGCATTCGACACAATTCAGCCGTGTGATGTATCTTTGTACCCAGCTGCCACGTATTACATCCCGAAAAGTCAGATTGTAAGAAATGAGCCGCAAAGTGAAATGCCTATGAATTACGATATACTCGCCAACGGAATTGTGCTGACATTCACAATGCTTCTGAGTGTTAAATATGCGCTCGGTTGCGTACCTGCATGGACGGCGTTATATAATGAATTAAAAAACGTTTAGTAAAATTTAACACTATTGCTTAAATTTGCAATGTGTCAACGGTATTCATACTCGAAAACTCATTAGATTTGTTTTACGTTGTAACCGATACCGACGGTACAATCGTAAGCACTAACG